GCGGCGAGTGACTTTAATAGGTGCGGATTGCACCTAAAAAGGCATTCAACCGCCCGGCAACTGACTCGATCGGAAGCACAGGAAAGATCCAGTGTAACCAATGAGCCAGTCCCAGAACCACTAAGGCACAGATCTTGGTTGTGGGTTTGGTCGCGAAAGCGAACAAAACCACTAATCCAGGAATCAGCGCTCCTAGAACCCATGTAATCCCAACAATTTTGTTGGCACCACTGGTGTTCCGTAGGTTCCGCGGCAATGAGCCGTGGCCTTGCGATGGTTTTGGGTACGCAGATAAGCTTGGAAGAGGGGTTGATTTCCCCAATTCCGCCCTTACTTGCGAAGTCGGCCCAACTCGCGTAACTGTGGAATCCACAGTCTGCGATAGGGAATGCAGTCTCAAGTCGCGAACTCCAGTTTTGCCAACAGTATTTGTTGGAGTCTGGGGCGGCGTTTGAGACGGCGCCAGGGCCATGTTTGAACCTCCACTCATGCACCCGATAAGGGCCAAGAGTGGAAGTAAGCACATCGGACACTTTGTCCAACGTACCCAGGAACGCCGACAATGTACCATCCGTATCCTCCATGAAGTGGGCTGTGAAGCCCCCTTCATCAGGAGGCGTACAGGATGGATCTTCCCAGAACCTGCTCGGTTCTGGAAGTCCATCGTCGGTAGTCACGAAGTCCTGAACCTCACGGTCCTTGGCTTCCTGACTACAGTCAATAGAGGTCTTCTTGGCGAAGCAGAGAATCTGCCTCAAAAAGAAGATGGCCTCTATAGACGGTGCGTCCTTCAAACACCCGTCCTCGTCAAATACGAGTAGATAGAGTCCCCTAAGTAACTTAGGGATCACTATCCGGTGAGACACCCCCTTACAACAAGGGAGGCCTGACCGATTGTACTCACCAGCGTCCAAGCACCTGTCAAGGTGCTTGCCCGCTGCAACGAGGTCCACCGTAAAAAGGTGGATACCTCGTTGCTTGACGAGGCGCGTGATTCGGGCGAGATCTCTCTCGAACTCCTCACGCAGGGAAGGGAATGTATACGCAGCATCTCGCAAGAGATGCTCGCATACACGGCTCAGTTCCTTGACATGCCTTTTCATTTGTTGTCCTTTCTGGGCAAACAAATGCATGCGCATGGCTTGGAACTACACACGTGCAGTCAGTCCTAACTTGCGTTAGGACTGCCAACCCAAAAGGTTGGTCAAAGCTTCGTTCGACGTCGCGATTGCCCACGAACATAGGCCACTCATAGGAGTGACCGCAATGAACGCGGCAGGCGCTTCGAAGACGAAGTATGCTTTGACCGTTACCTCCGGGCTGACGTTGGCCACCGCAAAGGTGGTTTGAGTGACCTCCACATTGTGGCGATCATTCACTACGAGACCATCCGCGGATTTCGTCTGAGAATGACGAATCCGCATATTGTAC